ATTTTATTCTTTAATATACATTTTAATTATTATAAAAATTATATTGTTGATATATCTTTAATTGTTATAGTGCCTATCATACCTCCATGATTTGAACACAAATATCCATAGTTTCCACTAATATTATAAGGTATTTTCCAATATAACGTACCACTTGATTTTCCTTGAGCACTAGATTCTGTTGTGACGGTACCGGTTGTAGATACATGTACAAGACCTGTATTATAATTTGCACCTGAATATCTTATTAAAAAAGGATGACTACCACCTTGTTGTAAATTAAAAGCTATAGTTGTACCACTAATAGCATATAAAGTAGGATTGTCTGTAACTCCATATTGGTCAAATCTATAAGCAGATGAACCATTAGCAGTGACATTTAATCTAGTTATAGCCGGTAAATAAATTTTATCTACTGTTAAACTGGCCGAATTAATATCTGTTAATCCTGATAATGTTGAACTACCCACTGAGCCTGTATAACCTACTGAACCTGTATAACCTATAGGACCTTGTGAACCAATATAACCAATATTTCCTAATGAGCCTGTATAACCAATATCACCTTGTGATCCTGTGTAACCAACTCCTGAAGATCCTGTATATCCAATATTTCCTAATGAGCCTGTGTACCCTAAAGAACCTGTATATCCGATATCACCTTTTGAACCAATGTAACCAATATTACCTTGCGATCCTACATAACCTGGTGATCCTACATTTGAAAATTCTACCCACTGATCGGAGTTTCCATCATTGTAATAAAAATATTGAATACCTGTTGCTTCATCTAACCAAACATCTCCAAGTTGAGATCCTCCAGGAGGTGTAGCAGAAGTTGTAACATCTAAATTTCCTTCAGAGCCCGTGTAACCTTGTGAACCTGCATAACCAGCACCTGATGATCCTGTAAATCCTAAATCTCCTTTTGAGCCTGTATAACCATCAACACCGGCTGATCCAGTAAATCCTAAACTACCTGTAAATCCTAAATCTCCTTTTGAACCTGTGAAACCAACACCTGCTGATCCTGTGTAACCAACTCCGGCCGATCCTGTAAATCCTAAATCTCCTTTTGAACCTGTGAAACCAACACCTGCTGATCCTGTGTAACCAACTCCGGCCGATCCTGTAAATCCTAAATCTCCTTGTGAACCTGTATAACCAGCACCTGCTGAACCTGTGTAACCAACTCCGGCCGATCCTGTAAATCCTAAACTACCTGTAAATCCTAAATCTCCTTTCGATCCTGTGTACCCAATATTTCCTTGATCGCCTTTAGAGCCTGTATATCCTGTAGCGCCTGCTGATCCTGTATATCCATCACCAACGTTTGATACTTGACTATCAACATAACTTTTAATTGCTTTTGCTGTTGCTAAAGTATCATCTGAAGCAGATACACTTGTTAAATCTATATCAACAACTCCTGCAGCAAAGTCTGATACAGTAATGTTTGTAGCACCAGCGCCAGCCGATCCTGTGTAACCTTGTGAACCTTGATCGCCTTTTGATCCTACATAACCAACTCCTGATGAACCGGTAAATCCTGTCGAACCTGTATAACCAACTCCTGCTGAACCGGTAAATCCTGTTGAACCTGTTGAACCGGTAAATCCTGTTGAACCGGCTGATCCTGTGTAACCATCAATACCGGCTGATCCTGTAAAACCAACACCTGATGATCCTGTAAAACCAACACCTGATGATCCTGTAAAACCAACGCCTGCTGATCCTGTAAAACCAACGCCTGCTGAACCAGTAAATCCTGTTGAACCTGCTGAACCTGTATAACCATCAATACCGGCTGATCCTGTAAAACCAACGCCTGCTGATCCTGTGTAACCTAAACTACCTGATGATCCAGTAAATCCTGTTGAACCTGCTGAACCTGTATAACCAGCTCCTGCCGATCCTGTGTAACCTAGACTGCCTGTATAACCTTGTGAACCAGTATAACCTTGTGAACCAGTATAACCTCCACCACCACCTGCCGAACCTGTAAAACCTATAGGTCCTTGTGAACCTGTAAATCCTGGCCCACCTTTAGATGGTAATGTAACTCTTACTAATTGTGAGGAACTTTTAATTACTGGCATTTATTTTTTAAATTCTTTAGATTGACAATACAATCATATTATGTTATAGTATATTTATAAATAATTTTAACTTTATAATAAATGATTTCTATAGCAATTATTGACATTATTGGATTGACTTATGACGGCGATACCTTAAACAAAAGAGGTTTAGGAGGCTCAGAATCCGCTGTTATTTTACTCGCTAAAGAACTTGCTAAAAAGAATTTCAAAGTAACAGTATTTAATAATTGTATAGATAAAGAATCAAAAGAAGGAACATTTGATAATGTACAATATATAGATCATACTATATTAGATTACAAAAACGATTTTAGTTTTGATGTAGTTATATCTTCTCGAACAGTAATACCATTTTTACCACCCCACTTATATAATCAATTTGAAAATTTTAAACCTCAAAGATATTCTAAAATAAAACAAAATGCTAAATTAAAAGCAATGTGGATGCATGATACTTTTGCTAAAGGCGATCATCTACTAGAAGATATGATTGTACATAAAGATATAGATGAAATATTTACTCTTTCAGATTTTCATACTTCTTATGTAACTACATGCGATCATGGTAAAAGAAGAAATTTTGAAGTGTTAAAATCTCATATGTTTATGACACGTAATGGTATTGTGCTTTATAAAAATGAAATAGATATAAAACAAAAAGATCCTTATCTATATGTTTATAATGCTTCTGTTACAAAAGGTATGTTGCCTTTAGTAGAGAATATGTGGGAAAGAATTAAACAACAAATACCTCAAGCTAAATTAAAAGTAATTGGCGGATATTATAGATTTAGAGAAAATGCTGCTCCTGATGAACAAGAAAAAAAATGGAGACAATTAGTTGTTGATGAGAAATATAAAAAATTAGATATAGAGTTTACAGGAATTATTAAACAATCTGAAATAGCAGAATTAATGGCAAAGGCCAGTTTCATGTTATTTCCTGGTGCCTTTCCAGAAACATTTGGTATTTCAACTTTAGAATCTTTAGCTTACAACACTCCTTTAATTACAACTCGTTTTGGAGCTTTAGAAGAAACCGCCGTTGAACAGGCCTGTTATTTAATAGATTATGCAATAGAACCAAATAGTCTTTTTAGATTTATTGATAAAAAAGAACAAGAAAATAAATTTGTAAATATGGTTTTACAGGCCAATAATAATAGATATTTACATCAACAAAAAATGTATTATTGTAATATTATAAAAGGCATCGTGGGTTGGGATTCAATTGCGTTACAATGGAAACAACATATCTATAAAAAATTAGGAGAATATCTTTCAAAAGAAGAATACAAACAAGTTAGTCATATCAATTCTAGGGTTAAAAAAGTATTTGGTAGAAGATTTAGTAATTATGAAGAAAATTATTTACCAAGAAATGCACAACAAAAATTAGTTATAATTTGCCCTACATTTAATGCTTCTAAATATATTCAAAGATGTATTGAATCTGTTATAACACAAGACTATGATAATTATTTAATGATTGTTATTGATGATTGTTCTACAGATAACACTTACGATCTAGCTAAAAAATATGAAAGTGATAAGATTAAAGTAATTAAAAATACGGAAAACAAAGGTGCTGTTAGAAATCAAATAGAGGCAATAAATAATTTTTGTGAAAGTGATGATATAATAATGTTCTTAGATGGCGATGATTCTTTGGTAAACGATAACCAAATATTTCATTTTTATAATAATCTTTATGATGGCACAACCGAGTTTACTTACGGTTCTTGTTGGTCTATGGTAGATAAGATACCTTTAGTTTCTCAACCTTATCCTGAACAAATCAAAAAAGAAAAGAAATATAGACAATACAAATTTAATTGGAATATGCCTTACACTCATTTAAGAACATTTAAGGCCTATCTTTTAGAAAATGTAAATGAGAATAAGTTTAAAGACGAAAAAGGAAATTGGTATAAAGCAGGAGGAGATGGTTCTATTTTTTATACTCTTATAGAAAAATGTCAACCTGAAAAAATTAAAGTGGTACAGGATATTGTTTATAACTATAATGACACTCACTCTTTAAATGATTATAAAATAAACGCAGAAGAACAAACTAAAAACGCAAATAGGATATTAACACAATGAAAAAGATATTAATCGCCATACCAACAAACAAATATGTTGAAACAAAAACAATGAAGGCCATTTATGATCTTGAAATTCCTGATGGCTATACTACAGAACTTCAATTTTTCTTTGGTTATCAAATAGATCAAATAAGAAATTTAATAGCAAATTGGGCTACTCATTATGATTATTTGTTTTCTGTTGATAGCGATATTTCATTTTCACCAGATACTCTTAAAAAACTTTTAAGTCATAATAAAGATATGGTATCTGGCCTTTATATACAAAGAAAACAAAACGAACATATATTAGAAGTTTATGAACCTAATGAGAGAGGTGGTTGTTCAAATATACCATTTGAAAAAATAAAGAATATTCCATTAGTAGAATTAATAGCTTGTGGTATGGGCTGTGTATTAATTAAAGGAGAAGTTTTTAGATCAATATCTTATCCTCATTTTGTTTATCATTCAGCAATAGATCATAGAAATACAATATCAGAAGATGTTGATTTTTGTAGAAAAGTTAAAACAAAAGGTTTTGAAATATTTGCTGATACAACAGTACATTGTGAACATATAGGTAATACAATTTTTAAAATAGAAAGTACACCTAACACACTAACTGCAAATAAAAAAGAAATTAGTATACCTGATAGATTAAAAGATTTATCAAATAAAAGATTGTTACCTCCAATACATGTAGATTATTTAAAAAGTTTAAGTATATCACCAAAAGTAATTTATGATATAGGAGCTTCGGTTCTACATTGGACAAATGAAGCTAAAACAATATGGCCAAGTTCTGAGTATATTGTTTTTGAAGCAATGCCTGAATGTGAATTTTTATATAAAGAAAACAATTTGCAATATAATATTGGTGTGTTAAGTGATAGAAATGATAGAGAAGTTAATTTTTATCAAAACAATTACCATCCTGGCGGAAATAGTTATTACAAAGAAAACGAACAAATAAATCCTGAGTCTACTAGATTATATAATGAAAGTAATAAAAAATTATATAAAACTAAAACTTTAGATAGTATTATAAATTCAAAAAATCTACCTATGCCAGATTTAGTAAAAATAGATGTACAAGGTGCTGAACTTGATGTACTAAAAGGATCTAAAGAAGCTTTAAAAAATTGTAAAGATTTAATATTAGAATTACAAATAGTAGAATATAACAAAGGTGCACCACTAAGAGATGAAGTAATTAAGTATGTTGAAGGTTTAGGTTTTAAATTAATTTCAGGACCTTTTTGTGATAATGGCCCAGACGGTGATTATCATTTTTCAAAAAACAATATTTAAATAAAAATACCTACAAATAAATTTTTTGATTAAGGAGTATAAGGAGAAACTACACCAGGATAAACAGTAATAATACCTTCTACGACACGAGTTACTGTACTATCAAGTGTATTAGTTATTTGTACATCATATACCCAACGGCCATCTTCCAATAGAGCTGTTGTAGCAGGATCTAATTCTATAGTTACAATTCCATCAGCTTCATAAATTGTAATATCAAAATATACTCTTTCATAATTATTAGAATATCCTTTAGACATTTTTCCTTGAGCCGTGTGATTAGCTAAACTAAAAGCTGTACCATCAGTATTTTGAACTGTAACATCACTTGAAAATGATGCTCCGGCATCAATATATAAATTTGCGATATATGCCATTTATTTAATTTTTTTTAATTCTTCGTTAATTTTACTATTATAGTAGTTTGTAAGAACGTCAATCTTTTCAAGTTCCATAACTATTTTAATTCTATTACCTTGTATTTCTTGTCTTGCTATAATGTAATTTTTTAATATTTCATCAAACTTAGTTTCGTCATAATCTTTACCGTTTATATTAATTGTCATATCATTCACCTTTATATTGTTACATTAGTATTTATATAAAAAATTCAGCCATATAGTAATTCTTTATGTCGGGAACTATACCTTTATTTTCATTAAATGGCATAATATTTTTCAATATTTCATCATAAGTTTTAGTATCTTCTTCATATATTTTAAAATATGGATCGTTACCAAAAAGCAAATCTTTATCATTTAATAACTCATAAAAATTTTCATTAAAATCTTTAGATAACCAATATGCATAACAAATAGCTACAACATAACTTTTTGCAGGATACACGAAACCTAAATCTTTATCGTTGAAATATTTTACAGCTGTTTCTATTATGTCTTTAGAAAATTCTACCTTAATCTTATTTAAATCGTCAGTATGTTCGTTATTCAATTTATGATATAACGCTTGCCTGGCTTTCCATTCTTTTATCATAGTAATCTAATAGTCCTTTATATCCATTACAACTGTTATTCAAATCTTTTACATAACGATAATGTTCTGTTAAACAATGTCCATAGTATTTACAACTCTTACAAATGTCAGATATGTTTTTTAATGGTTCGTTATCTGCCCATTTTAAATAATCTTTAAATGATTTTAATTCTAAAAAGTATTCTTTATCATTTTTATCAAACTCTAATACACCAAAGTTTCCATTAGGTGTTATATAAACGTGATTATTTGAAAATGCGTTATACTCCTTTTTTAAACTGTTAATTATTTTACCTTCATTTATAAAATCAAATTTTTTCTTTACATCACTTTCAATCCATTTTTGTACAAATAATTCAAAATCTTTATGTGTTACTAGTTGACTGTTTGCCTGATTTATTGAATAAGGTTTTATCTCTACACTTTCAATACTAGAACAAAGATTTAACTTATGTATCATTTCATCTACATTCATACTCAATACCTTTTCACTTGCTAATATTAAAACGGCTATAGGCACAGTACTTTGAAACATATTATTATAAACTAAATCAGATTTTTCTCGTGCATCAAAGTCATAACTTACACTTAAATAATAATCATCTTTAAAAAATCCTTCATGTAACATAGAATAATTTGTTATAATGTTTATTTTATCTTTATAATACTTTCTTATAATATCTTTAAGGCCGTAAAAGTAATCTTTTTTTAAAGCACCTATTTCTCCACCATATAAATCAACCCACTCTATAATTCTTACTTTACTAATTTCTTCTAATTTTTTATCTAATATAACTAATGGTATTTGTTTTTGGTCACCTAATTGTTGAGAGGTTAGATAACAGAAGTTACATCTAAAATTACAAAAGTAACTAGGGTTTATAGAAACAGTTATTTTATTCATTTAATTCTAGGTCTTTCCAACCTGACAAACTAACACTTACACAAATTCTATTTTTAAAATTTGTTTTTGCATTTTCTACTTTATGAAAATAATCTTTATCTTGTTTAACTAAAAAACATCTATGAGATTTTACGTTATACATTTTTTCTATACCATTGTGTTTAAACCCAATACGACCACCTGTTTTTTCATTTAAAGTTTTGTCTGTAAAATATAACAATAGTAATGTATCTATTTCGTTAGACATATCGTTGTGCCAGTTAAATATAATTTTTTTATCTTGTTTTTGTAAGTTATCATTCCAAACATCAAAATCAATCAGTTTTAAATTTAGATAACTCGCAATTTCTAATAAATGAAATTTTAAAATATTCTTATCTACATTTTTTAAACCACCTAAATTATAGTTTTTAAAGTATAAACTGTAAACACCATTTATTAATTTCTTTGATTTTATAATCATTAATATAATATTAAATCTACTGGCATAGCCAATCTTATTTTACCGTAAAAGGTTTTTACATTATGATATAAGAAACTAGGAAAAATTATAAATTGTCCAGTTTTAGGTGTTATGGTTTCATTATTAAACCACTTATTATATTCCTCTTTATATCCTCTATTTGCATTAAATCTAGGGTCTTGTAATACTAATTCACCACCTTTATGGTTTTCTTCACAAAGTAAATAAAATACAGCACTTAAATAAGAACCTGAATGATTGTGCAAAGGCATAGAATGAGAAAATCCCTTGCCTGTAATCCATGCTTTTAAATGATATTTTTTTTCTTTTAAACTTAACTCAAATTCTTTCTTGTAAAACTCATCAAAAGCAGGTATTATTACATTATCTTTAAACTCTAATAGATTTTTATTTTCTAAAATGTTTTCATTTACTAAATTAGATTTTACTTTAATTTCATCACCATAATTAGATAATACGTAATTACAAGTTTTTTCTAATAAAACTTTATCAGATATGATGCCAGTAAAAACAGGTGTAGGCCAACAATAATTAAATCCTTCTTTCACTTTGTTAATCTTTCATTTATATAATAATTAAAACTTGCAACACGTCTAGGTAATTTAAGTTTTAAAGATGTAACCATATGTTCAAATTTCATACTTTGGTTCATTATTAATAAGTCATATTGTTTTGGATAATGTTCTACTAATTCTCTCTTACTTAATGTTTCTCTAAAACAAATAGCACCACCTATATCACTGTTCATTGTGTCAAAATATGCCAGTATGCAAATATTAGGTCCTTCAATCAAATCATTATGCCAAACTAAGGTGGCCTTATCCATACCATTTACCAAGTCTATCTTATCTGATAGCTTGTAATTAATATCTATTTGTTTTACGTATTTTTCGCCTAGATATTTTTGTGTATCTAATAATTGTTTTTGTATTGTTTCATCTTTAATAACAACTTGTAAACCTACGTGACCATCATCTGTCCATTTAATCTCATTCAAATCAATAAACTCAAAGGCGTCTTTATCGTTTGTTAAAACATAACCTCGTGTTAAAAAATTATCCAACATTTACACTTTCATCAATATAAGGCGTTAACTCAATATTATTTAGACCATTTGCACTCAATACTTTTGGTGCAATACTTTTCATAATTTTACAATGTTCTTCTACCACATTATGTTTTTTAAAATCTTTAATTGTTTTTCTGCAACCATTACATATACTAAACATAGGACATTCAAAACAAGCTCTTTTCATACTATATAAATTCATATCAGCTTGTAATGGTTTAAAAAATTCACCATTCATTTCTCTATCGAAATCGATTGACTTATCTTTATCGTCACCAAAAGCACCACAAGAATAATAATCTCCACTAGGATTTAATGCACGTATGCCTTCATCACACTTTCTATTTTGAGGGCAAAGAGTATGTTCTCCTCTTACTCTTTTCATCATTTGTTTAGTATTAAATTCCCAATGGTACATATTTTGTTCCCATATCTCTACATACTTTTGATATATCTTACTTAACAAATAAGGTTTATCTTGTGCGCCACTTGACATAGCATAGTTTAATTTACACTCTACGCCTATTTTACCTGTCTTTAATAAGTTGTGTGTTGTACCATAAGGTATTTTACCATCAGACATTTTATAAGCTAACTCTACATTTTTTAATGCTAGATGTTCATTTTCAGGAACAATGACCGCAATAAAGTCAGGTCTATAACCACAGTATTCTAACATAGTATCTGAACATTTCCAAAAATCTTCTTCTGTAAATTCTGAGTAATCACCTTTTAAACGGCCACCACCATATTGAAAAGATGTATTAACTCCTACTCTATCATTATTAAATAGACTTGCCCATTTCTTAGGTTTTTTATAAAACGGCCATAGATTGGTGGTAAGTGATATTGATGTATCATAATCGTGTTCATCTAACCAATCAATAATTTGCCAATAATAATCTGGTTCTACCATTAATGGATCGCCACCATTAACTATAATTGTTTTTGTGTGAGGAAATCTTTTTAAAAAACGAAAAATATAATTGTGATTTAATAAATCACTTTTATGCATAGCGATTTTAGTACTAGAACAAAAAGTACATTTGAAATTACAAGCTTCAGTGGGTTTAATAATAAGATCCATTATTATCTCCAAATTACTTTATCTTCAAGCGATTTAATAGGACTTATGCAATTAGTTGTTTTAATTATTTTCATTAAAGAGTGTATACCTCTTTCAGCACACATATGTACAAATTGACAGTCTTGACAATCTTTATTTTTATGAGCCCAATCAACTTGATTTAAAAAACCTTCTAAATATGTTTCATATAATCCTGCAAAGGTCCAATTTTTTTTAACCTCAAATTCTTCGTCAAAGCTAGCCACACCTTCAAGAAAAAATGGTGTCATATATAATTTGCCTGACTTATAAAAAATGTCCCAATCTGTTCCTTCGTGTGGCATTAAATCATATACATCAACTTTATTACCATATTTTAATTTGGCACTCGTAAAATATTTTTTAAGACTCATTACGGAATCATAAAATCCTTTTGCATTTTCTGGTTTTTGCAGATTTAAACGTGAGTGTGCTAGATTAAACCCTACGTCAAAACCTTTTAATAAATCTGATTCGTGTGTTTTTAATATAAGTTCTTCAGTTAAATTTTTATTTTGTGTACGATCATATATAGACGTAGCCTCATAATTCATTATTAAATAAGTTTTAGTGTGTGTTACGTTTGGCATATTATCTAAAGTTATTTTAATACGTTTTTTAATTCTGTTTATATAATCTTTATTGTCTATGTGATAAGCTTCAAATGGTATTATAAATTTAACAAAACCACCTTCTAATAACCAGTTAAGTTTTTTACCAAACTTTTCATAGTTTTCATCAAAAGGATCTAAAAAAGCACAATTTATTGCCGTCTTAAAAAATTTTTTAACTATTTGTTTAATTCTATCGTCAGTTAAAACTTTATCAGCATTTGCACTCGTCATCACATCTGTAGGTCCTATTTGTAAATTCATAGGCCTAAATTCGTTTTTTTTAAGATCGTCAATTAAAAACATTATTTTATTAAACTCATCATTAGTAGGCCAGTTATTACCTGATTTATCTACACTACAACCTGTGCAATTAAACTGGCATCCGTTGGTTATTTCCAAAGAAAAATCAATTAACTTTTTTATATTATCTTCTTTCATATAATTATTGGAGATGTTTCTTCGGCGTCTTTTACCGCCCATCCTAATACTATGGACGTTCTAGGTTTTTCACCAAAATAAGGTTTTACTCTATGTGTTAAAAAACCTGGAAATATAATAAATCTATTTTGTTTAGAAAGTATGTTTATGGCATTATTTGGGTATTCGGCAAAAGTTAAATTTTTGTAAATTGTTAATTCTCCTCCTGTCCAAGTTTTATCATTATAATCACTGTCTATGTAATATATAGCAGTTATAAAAGAACTTTCAACCATATCGTGATGTGGTTCATATAAATGATTTGAAACTTTTGAATAATCGTATTTTTGTAAATTACCTTTTTGAAAGTTTGACAACTTCAAATTATCAAAATTAATATTATTTTGAAAGCAGTAATTTATAACTAGTTTACTTGCAATTTCGTAAAATTTTTTTTGAGGTGTTGTTAAATTAAAAATATCTTGTCCTTTTATGGTCGAAGGAATGGTACTTTCTTTTTTCAGGTCATTGATTAAATTTTTATCTTCAATAATATTATCAATAACTTCAATAGTATCTATAAATTTAACTTGCATAAATTATTTTATTTCCGCATATTGTTTAATAGTTGTAATCAACAATCCTAATCCATTTTGTCTTTGTACACTAAGAAGTTCTGCTATGCCTAGAGAAGAAAAGTCCTCTCTTTTAACTTTTTTAAGTGTAGAATAACTTTGACCACTTAATATATCTAATACAATATAGGCAGTACCTTTTGTTATAAAAGCATCACCATCGGCTAAAAAAATGAGTGTTTTTTTTTCAAATTGTGGCACTAGCCATAGGTTGCTAGCACAACCGTGTATTTTAAAACTATCTATTTTATATTTTTCTTCTATAGGTGTTAATTTACGACCTAATTCTATAAGATACTCTAATCTATCAACACCGGATAAAAGTTTAAGATTATTCGACCAATACTGTATTTTATTTAGTATCTTCATAACGTATGTAATATTTATCTTGTTTTTTAAAACCAAATTGTTGCATTATCTCTCTATGATAAGGTTCTTTTTGTATTCTCATTTGATTCATTACTAAATGTAATTGTTCCATATAAGAACCTGTAGGTATTATAATTTTATAATGAGAAAAAGTTTTAATTATATCAGAATACATTTGTCTTATAAGTTTTCTAATACTTGTTCTAGGTCGTTTTCTCAAAACACCTGAAGTTTTTACTCCTCCTATTATAATTTCTTTTTCGTAAATATGTAACATAACAATACCTTTTTCTAATTTCCAATTTTCTTTACAGGTAACCCATTGTTCTTCATTTTTATTTTTCATAGTATCTTCGTAAATATCAGAATCAGTTTCTTTTGTTCCCCACCAAATAAGAAAATGGGCTTGTCTATCACATATTCTAGGACAATATGGATAACTTATAGGCAAGGTGTCCATTACAATATCAACGTTTGGTATATTTATTTTAACTGGCGATGTAGTTTCTTTGTAGTCGTACATCTTCGATATATCTGTGCGTAAGTTTATAGACACACTCATCCAACTCCTCTCTATATCTGTAATCGTGGTTCATAAAACAACCTAAAGTACATCTATCTAAGAACTCACAAGAAACACAATTATATTTTTCTAAAAATTTGTTTTCAATAATACTATTATCCATACGTTTAATAGGAGATTTGTACATACTTAAAGACTTTTTATCTTGCACTAAATTACCACACATACATAAAGTACCATCAGCTAAAACTAATTTACTTACTCTACAAGAAGAATAATTTTTTTTATTAAAAATCCAATCTTTTACTGGATGCACATTAGGATAATTATCTACGCAATGTTTAAAAAACTTTAATAACAATTCATCACTTGGCATATTAAACTTAGCGTGTTCATCTGGCATATAGTAATCAAAATAGATGTATTTGCCTTTTTTATAAAGGTAATCAAAATATTCATCACCATTATTTAAATAATGTTCTATGTTAGGCTTAGTTAATAAACAAGAAAAACAAGTAACTCTATCTCCAAAATAATCGACATTACTTTTAAATATTTCAAACTGTATTTTATTAAAACGGCCTCTTGGGTCATATGAGGTTGTAAGTCTTGCAGGAATATCGTTGTCTTTAGAGTATTTTAACAATTCTTCTATTTGGTCAATACCTTTTTTATCGGTAACTAAGTTAGATACCCAATTCAATGAAAATAACTTATTATACTTTTTTGCTATTTGAGATATGCCTAATGATAACTGTTTATAAGCTTCATTTAATTCTTTTGTGTAAATGCTTGGTGCAAATACTTCACCTCCCATTATATTTAAAGTAACTTTATTTTTAAACTCTCTACTTATAAATTTTTCAATAGGTTCTAATTTATTTAAAACGGTGTCTATGCCTATTTTATCTTGGTGATTTTGCCAACAGAAAGAACAACTTAAATTACAAAACTCAAATAGATGTATTGTATATTCCTGTTCAGGATCTCTTTTAGGTTCAATGATAAATTCTCTCATTATAACCTATAACAGTTGATATTTACTTAAAGCCTCGGTGTTGTTTGTTCTTTTTAGATTAAAGATATGATGTATTAGAACATAATTAACGTTTTGAAAGTCAAATTTAGGGACTAAACAAGTATCAAAGGGATTTGCAACAACAAAGTCAAGCACAGTATTCATTTCGGCATTAGTAATAGTATCTTTAGCTGCTAATTCTAAATAGTCAAAAGCACTAAACATTGTTCTATTAATTTCCATTCCCTCTACATCAGCATAAATTTTCTTTATTAAATTTCTTAAACCAGTTATTTTTTCTTGTGATAAATTTTCTATTTTACAGATACCGTAAACACCAGTGCCATAATTATCTTTTTGTTCCCATATAGTTTCATCAGCATAGTATTGTAAAGAAGAAACATTTGAAATGGGATTATTAGAATTTAAATCTAAATTGTTTTCTGTAAAATTTAATGCTGTCTGAAAATTTTTATTTAATAAGTTTAATAATATCATTTCTCTATTATCAGTAAAAGCTTCTTTTAACCATCTTCTTAAAAATTTGTGAACTGTTTTATTTAATAAATTAGAATAGTTAGATGAACCGCTAAAATAATCAGCTAATAAAAATTCATACGAAAAATTTAAATTTAAACTTTTTATTACATTTTTTTGTTCAGTTGATATTGTTATTATATTAAATAAATTATCTAAATTACCTAAACCTTCCCATAACTGTTCCATATTTAAAACATGTATAGGCTTTAATTGTGTATTGTTTATAATTCTTTCTTTTAATATTGTTAATTGTAAAATTTTATTAAAGGTATCTAAATTTATATTAACAAAAACGGTTTTAAACCAACTAATTAAAAATTTATTAAAATTTTCTTTATCTGCGTACACTGTAAATTTTTTATTTGATGTATCTGTATAATTTTTAATCTGCGTTATTATTTCAGAAAAATTATCAGGAAAAATTTTATAATGGTTTAATAAAACACCTTTTTGTATTTTTTTTGCATATTCATCCATAATAACACCATAACGACCTATTACAACTCTATCCATATCTGTCTGAATAAAATCGTCTAAACTTAAATATACTTTATCAAATAAATGTATCATTAATTTTTATTTCCTTTTAATGTTAATTTTCTAGCTTGCATATATTCTTTACCTCTATTATTTGCGATTGACCAAGTTAAAAGAAACAATGGATTTTTATCGTTTGCCCAATACTCAAACATATTTTTTCCTCTAAACATATAGTCATTAAAATAATGAGTATAAAACTTTAATTTATCATTATTTATTTTTTTGTAATAATTGAAAAATCTAGTATGTTTTAATAAACTTACAAAATTAACACCTTCTAAATCTTTTGTGTCATCTTTAGTATGTGATTGTGCATAATCTCTAAAATTATCTGAATTTAACATATACATATTATATAAAGATAAACTTTCTAATCTGTTTTGCCATTTTTCTAATATTTCGAAATTTTCTGAAATAAATTTATCATAATGTTTATTTTTAGCAAACCTTTTCATAACAAAAAGAATATCTATCACAACATTTTCTAAATAAGATATATTTACTAGAGATACTGAATGTAAATAATCTTTTACTAAATCTAAATCAATATTTTTTATATCAGCTGGTATGTCTAAATTACTTAAATACGTAATTAATTTTTTGCCTTTTAAATCACTTATAGAATAATCAATTAAATATTTAACGTCTGTTTCTGTAAAATTTTTTTTCAAATCTTCAATTGATATAGGTGCTTTTGTTTCAATAATCATTATCTTCTACCTCTACTTCCGTGGCAAGAGCTATGGCAACTTGAATGACATACGTCAATGGTTTCAGTTATAACTGTTGTTCTAATAGTATTATAAGCGGCCGCAATATTTGCAAAATATGTTTCTAATTTAGTATCATCTACTATTGAACCTGATGTTATATCCGTGGCGGTAATTGCTGCTAATGCTGCTCTATCTCCTGTATCTAAATGAGCTACTTCTGTTTGGTCAAAAAGTGTTCCTCCACCTATAAGATTTTTTATTGCTCTTTGTTGTCGAATATTTGTGTATAATGCAGCTTCGGTTTCTAAAACAGTTTTTATAGTTGAGGCTGTAATTAGTGTGCCAGTTATATCTGTACCTGTAATGTTTATATTATCGCCGGCAGTTGTACCTGCGTAACTAGCATCTGGCATTTCGGCAAAAGGTTTATTGTTTGTTCCCCAAACTATACCTGTATTTGCTACATCTGTAACTAAATCTTCAAATCTATCAACTATACCTTGTTTAGATACTGGATCGGATATTGTCATATTTTATACCTAACTTTAACTCTTTCATCAAACTTTTAGGTGCACCACATATATCTCCTTGCCAAGCAAGTTGGTGGCAATCACCTCCACAAAACTCAAAAACTTCACAAGAAAAACAAATAGGGTTTCTTGCACGTTCACAAGCGATGTTTTCTATTCTAACGGGACTATTTATAACAGTTTTTATGTCATCATTTACATGGCCAAATTGAAATTCTGGCGCTGAATTAGGGCATCCTGATATGGTACCGTCTGCATTTAGTGTGAAAATTTTTTGTTCACAATCTCTACAAAAAGTACCACCTTTTAAAAAACCTGTTTCAAATTTACTGTATATGATTTCTAAAGTATCATTATCAAACCAGCTTCTACAATCATTCTCTTTTGATTGATGGTGCATTTTTAAAAACCACTTATCTTGTTCTATATTGTCAGGAAATATCTCTGGATGTAATTTTGCATTACCGTTACCTGTCAATCTTTCAAAAGATACTTCCTGTACACCTAATTCTTTAATCCACTTTAATAGTTTTATAGGTTCTATATTAATAGTGTCTTTTGTTACACTTACAAACAATTTGATTGTAACACCTTTTGATAATAAATCTTTTACATTTTTTTCCCATAAATTATATTGTTTATCATTTTCAAATCTTATTTTAGGGTCCCAACTTGTACCCATACGACTATTTAATGGCCCTTTTATAAAATTATAATGTTCTTCTTTTAATTTAAAAACTAAATTAGATGTAATACCAAAGGTACTTCTTTTCCATAAATCTTTACATTCGTTATATACTTTAACCATGTGCGACACAGGAACTAAAAAAGGTTCACCACCGTGAAACTCAAAGTGTATAGAATCTTTGTCGTCATTAAAATGTTGTTTAAATCTTTTTATAAAGTCTATCGTTTTTGTAGGATTAAAATAGATTTTGGCACCATTAATACCACTTGTAAAACAATGTTTGCAATTTAATTGACAAGTTTCTGTTGTCTTTATATAAAACATCCAATTCATTAATTATATCCTATACTTAATGCCCAAGTGAAAGGTAAACTTTCAACTTTATGTTTTGCACCTTTGGGTATTGATATTGATTGGCCTTCGTTTACTATTATGGGATAATTTTCTATAAAAACTTTTTTACTACCTTTTATAACACACAAAAGTACGTTTATATCGTCTGTGTGTTCTGGAAAAGAAAATCCGCCTAACTGATTATAAAATAGATGTACATTTTTCATTTTAAAATTCAAATCATAATCTTTTAATAGTTGTAAATGATAATTATTATCTTCTAATCCTTCAACTTTTATATGAGGAATGCTTTTATAATTTTTTACCCAATTACTAAAAGTTATTTCATTCTTAACTTTATAGTCTTTACCTTCTTTATCTATATAAATTATTTGATTATTTTCGTATCTTGTGAAGGATATTAATTCATCATTTAAAGCATTAATCATACTGTAATATTTATTACAGTGGAATTATAGTATAATTGCCTCGATAAGGCCGTTTTCATTATCTTCTAACGCTATTGCAAATACTTTATTAAATTCTACACTAATTGTTGTTGCAAAGCCTCCATTGCCTGCAACTAATTCATCACCTTTTTTAACTGGCCCTACAACTTTTACTTTAACACGACCTTTTAGTGCTATTGGTTGGCCTTTACCTTGTGAGTTCATTAAAAAAGCAGGTCTATCGGATATAACACCTATTACTCTATTACCTACAAAACATTCTGTAACTTCTTTATTACCGCCTACCATAACAACTGTACCAATATCATAAGGTTTATCTGTTTCATAAATTTCGGCTAAATCGGCATATTGAGCTTGCGTAGCTGTTGTAGAAAGAACGTTTGTTGATGGATTGTATGTTAAACTTGTATCTGTTTTTAATGCTTGGTTACCTGTTGCGGTACTAGCAAATGTTAAAAAATTTGAAGCATTAGTTGTGTTATCAGCAGTCAACGTAACTGTAGAAGCAATAGATGAAGTTCCTGTTATAGTTGAAGCAACTAAAGTATCCACTGTTAATGTATCTGATGATAAATTTAATTTTGCAGCTCTTATAGTTGTATCAGCAATATCGCCATTTACAATCGTAGCATCAGCAATCATTGTACTTGTAACTGTGCCTGTATCACCAGTAGTTATAATTGTACCTGTGATATTTGGTATTGTAATTGTTCTATCTGCTGTTGGATCAACAACAACTAAAGTTGTTTCAAAATTATCTGCTGTGGAACCTTCAAATTGAATTCCTGCTGAACCTGTTAAAACTAAATCAGTACCTTGTATTGTAGAAGAACCTGTAATAGTAGTTCCTAAAATAGCACCTGTGCCAGTGATAGTGGTTCCTGAAATAGCACCTGCTGAAGATACAGAAGTTGCTGAAACTCCACCATTAATATTTAAAGAGTCATTAATTCTAACTGTTGTAGAATCTGTTGATCGGATATTATTGCCACTAATTTCTATTGTGCCTAATGTATGTAAACTACCGTTAGCTGTTAAATTATTATTAATTGTTACGTTATTTGTTAATGATAATGTTAAAGTATCGGTTGCACTTACTACAGCATTTATTTGATTTGCACTACCCAATACTCTTAAAGTTTGACCACCACCAATAACTTGTATTGTTGAACTTGAGTCTTGTATAGTCCAACCTGCAGCAGAAAAAGCAACATCAGCTATTTCTATAACTGCACCTACAATAGACGTGGACGAAAGACCAGCACCTGCAAGTAATGATGGATTACCAAAATCATTTGTAGTCAAGTTATTTAACTTAACTCGCATTTGTTCAAGTGTATCAGTAGTATTAATTGTTGTAAATGCCATTGTTTATTTTTTAATTACCTCTTTTAATAATTCTTTTATTTCAAATAACTCTTGTTTTAAAATATTTATTTCTTTTATTGTATTTCTT